GCTCTCTTTGAAGAAGACCAAAGAATTCTGATTGTTGCAAACAAAGAACAAACTGCAAAGATGATTCTCAAAAGAATTAAAACGGCATTTGAAATGATGCCTAATTTCATTAAAGCTGGTGCTGTGGAATACGGTCAAACTAATATTACACTTTCCAATGGTTCTTCTATTGGTATTTCAACAACAAGCAGTGATGCGGGTCGTGGTGAATCTGTCAATTGTGTATCCGGTGAAGGTATCGTAACCGTGAGAGACAAAACAAATGGAAATATCTTTGACATCAGAATGGAAAATTTATGTGAGATGTTAAAAGAAAACGGAGAAATTAAAACATATTTGTTTGAGGAATAATTATGGCTGACTTTAAAACACACAAAACATTTAAAAATACAAACTTTGAAGTATTAACACATGAAGGCTTCAAAGATTTTAAAGGAGTAATGGTTGGAGAAAATGATGAGAAAATTCATTTAAAATTCTCTAAAAACAAAAATTTAAAATGCACACCGAAACATAAAATCGTTTTACCAGATGGCTCTTTCAGATATGCTAAAGATTTGAAAATTGGAGATATTGTTTTTGGTGGATATGAGTTGTTATGTAAAAATGAACTCAATTCTAATAAACCTGTTTATGAGTTTTTGGATGTAAAAGACAATCACAGTTATTACGTAAATGGTTTATTATCAAAACAATGTTTAATTTTGGATGAGTTAGCATTCCTCGATGCTGGCCTTTTAGAAAACTTTTGGAAATCAGTTTATCCCATTATTTCATCAGCTAAAAAATCTAAAATTCTTGCAGCATCAACTCCAAACGGTATAGGTAATCTATTCCATGATCTTTGGGAGGGTGCTATTAAAACAGGTGATGAATGGAATGGTTGGCATGGAGAAAGAGTAGATTGGTGGGAAGTTCCAAGTAGAGATGAAAAATGGAAAAACGAAACAATACGAACGCTTGGTTCCAGAGAAGCGTTCATGCAAGAATTTGAAAATGCATTTCTTGCATCCGGTGAAATTCCAATCGACAAAGATGTTTATGATATGTTGGAATCTGGATGCAAAGACCCAGAATATGTTTTCGATGATGGTCAATATGTGGTATGGGATGAACCAAATGAAAAATGTCATTATGTAATTGGTGTGGACGTTGGAGAGGGATTGAATCAAAATGCCACAGTATGTCAGATTCTAAACATCACAGACCTCACAAACATCACACAAGATGCGGTCTATTATACGAAGAAAATATCTCCATATTATTTTGCGCAAAAATTACATGATCTATTACAGCAATGGGGAAGACCACCAGTTCTGATTGAAAGAAACGGATGTGGAGCACAAGTTATCGATTCCCTCAAAATGAACTATGGCTATGAACATATAGTAACATGGGGGACAAGAGGTGTTGTTGCAAATGAATTCAAGATTAACAATAAGGCAGGTATTGTTAGCCACTTCAATTCAAAAATCGAAGCTGTTACAAATATGAGATACTTTCTCAACGAAATGAGAAGTATAAAAATAAGGGATATTAAAACCCTGAGTGAAATTAAAGATTTTATTAGACATCCAAATGGAACATGGAGTGGAAGAACAGCAAATACTTTGGATGATAGGGTAATGGCTCTTGTTTGGGCAACCGCTATTTTTCTCAATGATATTTGCAAAAGATATTATGAGATGATTGCAATGGATGATAATCAGAGACCCCTTAAAATAAAACCAATCGATTACGGAATTACCGATATTGTTTCTCCAAGTAATATCTATGTCAACGAAAAAGATGGACAGGCATTCATGCCACTTCCAACCGTTTTCGGAGAACCTGCTGGATTTAAAGACGAATTTTCCAACATACCGGATTACGAAATACTAAAAAAAGATGGTTGGGATGTTTTCACAAAGGATTATAATTTCTAAATATTAACATGTCAAACTTGTCCATTTTCCAATCTTCATTTAATAAGCAAAGAAAAGACAAATTCATCATGGTATTTGATCTTCCAAAAATTTTAAAAAGTCAAAAATCAAGTTTGGAAAGAGGTAATAACAAAGTTATTCCGGACTCAGTTCAATATTCTCTTTATGGTACCGTAGTTCCTCCCTTAAACATTCCATCAACCAATGTTCCTTACGGTGGTCAAGTTCCAAAAGTTACAACATTTGCGCGTCCTGCATTTGAGAACATGACTGTAAATTTTACAATAGATAATCTTTTTAATAATTATTGGGTATTATATAGGTGGCTCAATTGTTTTAATGATGGAAAAAAAGGGTTATATAAAACACCACTTCCTTCTAAAGGTTTAATGCCAGATTATCAAACTACAATTTCAGTTTATGGTAGGGATGAGTATAATAAAAATGTTATAAAATTTAATTTTTATCATTGTTTTCCTGTAAATCTTGGTGGAATAGGATATTCAGATAGAGATGCTGGTGAAATGGAATCGTCGTTTCAGTATGCTTATCATCAATTTGAAGCTGAATTATTACCAGAAGAATAATTTTTAATCTTTTTTTTAAAAAACGATCTTGAAAAAATATAAATAACTTATATGGCAAGAACAATTCAATCACCAGGCGTAGAAATTAATGAAATCGATTTGACATTAAGACCAGTTACCGTTGAAGGTACATCAGTATTTGTTACTGGCTTTTCAAACCAAGGACCAATCGATGAGGTTCTTCAACCCACAAGTATTTCTGAATTCGAACAAATATACGGGACTCCAACGAATGCAGCAGAGCGTTATTTTTATCACACTGTTCGCTCAGTTATAAATTCATCCCCCGCTAGACTTTTAGTTTCACGTCTTCCTTATGGAAATGGTAAGGGTGACGGTTTCTCAACTTGGAGATATAGTGCTCTAGCTTATCCTGTTAAGGCTGTAAGCACAGAATATAATTCTTCTCTTTCAGCATATGAAACAGTTGATACCGCTCTCTCCGATTCAAATGCATATTTTATCGGAAAACCAACTCACATTGAATTGAGTTCAGAAGAATATCAAAATATCATTAATGGCAATATTGAGTGGAATGATACTCCAACTAATACAACTTTCTCTTATTCAACATTGGGTGATGCCGCCATTATCGTGCTTAACAAGTCACAAACGACAGTAAACAACAAATTCGAAGGATATTATGTCGGATTTAACGATAATAGTAACTACAATCCAGCAACTCCTTTTGATTCTATTCTTTCGGTTCAAGGTATTCAATCTTCAACCGCAAACATCAACAACTATATCGACGTTCCTTCGACTAGATTGAATTTTTCTCTTTCTGCTACAAAATTTGGAAGCGGAAATGCAATCTCCGAAGTAATGGAGAATCTTTCAAATTACGATTTGAATGCGAAATCATTCCAAGATACAGTGTCAATGGCGATATTCAAATTACGTCAAAGTGTTTTCACACCAGATACAATTTCTCTTGATTACGTTTTAACAGAATCTTATACTGGATCTCTTGATTACCATCGTCAAATTGGTGATCAAAATGGTGGAGCCGCTAGAACATTTTATCTCGGTACTCTTTCCGAAGATTCATCCAATATCGAAGTTGTAACGAACCCCTATATCAATAATCGTTTTGAAAATACTTGGTTAGATAATGATGGCATTCCAACAAGAAAAGTTCGTTTCCTAAGTAAACAACTAGAGGCTCCATTAGCTTCAAATGGTTATTACGATAATAACGAAAAATACATTACTAGAGTTGGTGCTGCTTCGGGTGATGTTGCTGGTTACGCCACCACATATGGCTATGCTGACGCTCTCTTCCCTCTTGGAATTTATTCGAACACTGTAACTGTAGATAAAACAATTGGTGCTCTTCCCGCTAAACTAGACAGAGCATTTGAACTCGTTGAAAATGCAGATCTTTACCCAATTGATATCGCTCTTGAGGGTGGTCTTGGCACAATTTATGTAAATGCGCTTGAACAATCGGGTGCAGTTAGCGAGTCGGATTTCCTATCAGCCGGAGAATTTGTCGATTCCACACCTTTAAAAGCCCTTTCAGCTTTCTATACTACGAATTCCGAAAATTTGAATTCTGATGGTTTAAGACTTAGAAGCAATTATACAGCAGTTGCAAATGTATTTGTAAATTATGCTGAAAAAATTAGAAAAGATTTCTTGGTCGTACTCGATCCGATTAGAAATATTTTCATTCAAGGACAAAATAATAAAACACTGAATTCCAAAAAGATTTGGGGACCAAATGCTGGTGTTGATCCAGATCCTACTGCTGATGGATATAGTGTTGCCAATTTCTCACAACATATATATTGGCCATTGCGTCACCAATTTTCAACAATTAATTGTTCATATGCTACAACATATGCAACTTGGGCGCAAGTCATCGATCCAAGCAGTAACAGACAAGTTTGGATTCCATTCTCCGGTATTGCATGTGCATCAATGGCCAATACCGACGCTAACTTCCAACCATGGTTTGCTCCTGCTGGATTCACTCGCGGTGTCGTTACAGGTGTAAATGATCTTGGTATATATCCAAAACAAAAACAACGCGATCAACTTTATAAGATTTCTCTAAATCCTGTGGCGTTTTTCCCAAATGAAGGTTTCGTGATCTTTGGTCAAAAAACTCTTCTTAAGAAACCTTCAGCATTTGATAGAATCAATGTTCGTAGATTGTTCTTGAATCTGGAGAAAATTACAAAAGATACCGCAAAGTTCTTTGTGTTTGAACCAAACACATTATTCACAAGAACTCAAGTCATTAACGTTTTGTCTCCTATTTTTGAAAATGCAAAGAATACTGAAGGTCTATATGACTACAGAATTGTTTGCTCAGAATTAAATAATACTCCTGACGTCATTGATAATAACGAGTTGAAAATTGACATCTACATTCAACCAGTAAGAACGGCTGAGTTTATCTTGGTGAACTTCTATGCCACAAGAACCGGAACAAATTTTGATGAATTAATTGGAGGTTAATTAAAATAAATAATTAAAATAATATTATGGCCGCAACAAAACAAACAATTCAAGACTTCTACAGAGTAGCTTCAGCTAGGGATTTTTCACGTGATGTGCAATTCCGAGTTTTAAGCATCTCTCCACAAGGCACCACTATAAAATTCGATGAGAATGATATAGTTTACGCCAGAACCGCCACTTTACCAGGTCGTGCAATTCAAGCAGTTAATGCAAAATACATGGGTTTGAATTTCAACTTACCAGGTATGGCAACTTATCCTAATTCCGAGGCTTATCAGATAAACTTTTACTGCGAAGCCAATTCCGATCTTCGTAAAAAGTTTTTATCTTGGACTAGAGACACGTTTAATGATGCCAATAGCACTGGTAATTACTTGACCCCAACTCAAAATTCAACAATTGATCTTATTCAATTGGATAATAATTTTGAAAAAGTCAATCAATACCAATTAGTTGGTGTGAGCATTAGGAGTGTTGGAGAAATTGGATATTCCATGGCTGAAGGCACTGGTGCTGTTCAAAATTTCTTAGTGACCATGGCTTATCACTATTGGATCGAGAAGCAAGATTGATCAATCTTTACCTAACCCATAAATACTAATATGGGTGCTCTTAATAATCCTTTAAGCAATGCTTTAAATAGTCTTTTAGGTAATGCTAAGGGTCTATTCACAGGAACAAATCCATTAACTCAACCTAGAGTTGGTGAATTATTTGGTTTGGGAATTCAAGGCGCACCTCTCGTATCAACTAGAGATTATTTTCTACTTCAACTGGAGTCTTGGTTAACTGCAATACCATTACAGTCGCAATGGATTGTTTTAATTCAGCCTTATCCTTCTTGCATTAATACGAGTATAATGCAAGGTTTAGAGACAACCGGAGGTGATTCTAAAAACTTTGACGTGGACAAAGCGAAAAACTTGTTGGCTGGATATCCATTTCAACGTGTAAATGGGTGTTTATTTGCTCAATCCGTTACAACTCCGGATGAAACAATGTCAACAACAAAAGCTGGAGTGGATCAAGCTGCTGGTCGGGGTTTCTTACCGGGTATTCTTAGTAACGGTAGAAACATATCTAATACAATAGATATAAGTTTTTTAGAAACAAATACATCTTTTTCCGATTTTGTAATAAGACCTTGGGTTATTGCGGGAGAACATTTTGGTTTTGTCGCAAGAGAAAACGATTCATACAATAGAAGAGATCCTAGAAACGTCAAATCGACAGTTTATGTAATGGAATATGCTAAAACTTTTCAAAATGTTTCAATGATACCGAGAAAAGTTTGGACGTTTTTTAATTGCGCTCCTATTTCTGTAAACTCTGTCACGTTAGGGTATGATGAGCCATCTCAAGCATTAAAAATTTCCACAAAATGGACATATACTAATTATGCTGTAGCTAATTCATTATATTTACCTCTCCCTCAAATAATCGATAGGGTATCTAATATTTTTAATGGCAATTTCCCAAGAATAAGTCCTTTTCAAGGCGGTAGAGGAAATGGCAATTTTCCACAAAATATAACAGGTTTTTTCTAAAATGGATTTATATACTAGTTGTTATATACCCAGTTTAAAAAAAGAAATAGATGTAAATGCTTTCACATTTGGAGATTATTACAAATTAAACAATTACATTCAAAATTCAGATTATATAAAAATAAACAGAGTTTTTAATGAAATATGTGAAAAATCATTTAATCGTGACTTAAGTTTAACGAATTTGGATAAATTTTCTTTAATCTTACATTTAAAAAGAACATTTTCAGATCCAATTTTAAAAATTTCAGCTAAAGATTTGGAAAATAATTCAATTTCATACGAAATAATTTTAAATGATATATTTAAAAATATTAAAAAATACAATTTTGAAAATTTCAATCTTCCTAAAAATTTATATTATTCAAATGTTGATGATATTTTAGAAGAAACGAAAGAAAGTTTTGAAAAAATAAAAGAACATATTG